GAGATCTACACTCTTTCCCTACACGACGCTCTTCCGATCTGAATTGTTCATCACTCGAGAAAGTGTGGTCTGTTTCCATCCTACTCACCTAGCTTTGCTAACAGTTGATCCTTAGTATCGGTTGAAGTATAGGCAATTCCATGATCATCTAAGTACTTTTTGATTGTGTCTACCGTATCAGCACTAGTCGGTTTAACGTCCGCCCCGTTGTCGGACGGCGTTATTTTGACGCTGCTGATGGACCAGTAACAAAGTAACCAGCGTTTTCATCGGCCTTCTTCACATCTAAACGAAGAACCGCTTGGAGATATTGACCATAAATGTCATTATCAACCCACCGTACCTGGAGATCTTTTCGATTTGCTAAAATAATTGCACGGTATGGATCACCAACAAAGGCATGAGCTTCACCCTTTGCTCCAAATAAGTCATCTTCAATTACAGCAACGTTGATTCCAGAGACCGCTTTACCAGACGGACTAGAAATACTATCTTGAAGTAAGTAACGTCCATTCTTATCTTTCAATGTATCAAGCCAGTTGTAGAAGCTTTGGCTGGCAATAATCATCTTATTGTAAGCCACATCTAAATCGACATTCCAAATTTTCTTTAGGTCATCGATTGCATTAGAGCCATCAACGGTCTTAGCTGAAAATCCCTTAAAAATTGTAGCAATAGCCGCATTCTTTGTATTTAAGGATTGTTCTTTTGCGTTTCGAGCAACTAATCCAGTTAAATCAATTGCTGAATCATCAATCGATTCTTGTGAAATAGGAATTGCTCCACGATAGGTCTCAATTTGCCATGCTACCTTAAGAAATTCAGGTTTTTGAAGATCAGGATTCTTTGCAAGTTCTTCAACAGTATGCATTTGAGCAGTTGCCTTTTTAAGAATTGGATAACTACCAGAAGCAGTTGTGGCGTTAAATACTTGAACAAATTGGCTAAGATCAGTTACTGTTTTAATTTCATTTTCAGGATTGTAAATGATTGATTCAGGAATAGTAACGCTTGCGTCTGAAGAAGTAATTCCAGTAGTACCATCACGATGTTCTTGGTGAAGATATGCGTTGAAATTACGTTTTTCTTCATTTTCGTCCTCGTTATTTTGGGAACGCTTATGAGGATCTGGAGCTGGATTACCCTTAGCTGCTTTACGGTAAAGCTTAAGGTCATCTTCAATACTCCGAACTTCCTTTTCAGCAGCTTCAATTTCAGAACGTAATGACTTAGCTCGTGTTAAGTCTTCATCAGTTGCGTCTTCATTTGAGAGTAGTTGGCGCATTTCATTAGTTTTTTCGTTAATTAATGCTCGCTTACCTTCTTTTTGAGCAAGCAATTCTTTAATTTTTTCGCGAAACATTTAATTTCCTCCTTCGAGTGTCTTCAATAATTCTTGTCGTTCTAATTCACGTAACATCTTTTTACGTTTCTGATCAGTAGCATCTCTATTTTCTTGGCTCTGCATTTGCTTAACCATATTGATCGAACGCTGACCGACCTGAACTTCTGTATCCGGATAAGCAGGTGTTGTAACTACTGATACATCGAACAAACGATCAATTTGTCGAATGGTTCGTTCATAATCAACTCCATCCTGATTAGATTCTTCCCAGTCTTGGGCCTCATCTGTGTTGGCCACCGTAAAAGCAAAGCTGCATTGATTAATAACGCCTGCCTTGATATTGGCGATCAAATCACGCGCAAATGATGTATCAGTTGGCTTAACAGTGAATTTCAAGCCAATTGCATCAGAAGATAAAGTCATGTTCACCCCTGATCGTCCCAGTACCTGGTTAGGATCGTGATTGATCGTCGCTACTACATTTGACATATCAGCGTCATCGAACGCTCCTGGAGCAATTTGCTCAATAAAGCGAGTAAAGCCACCCAAAACTTCGGATGGCTTATTGTATTTGGCTGCATAACCTTCAATTACTGGTTCATCATCTTCATCAGTTGCCGTTCTCATCTGAATTGGCATCATTAACTGTCGAGTTTCCAAGTCGCTTGTCATCGATTCCACCTCCCTTCGCTGTTGATTGTTTCTGATACTCTTCTTTTTTATCAAGGAAGACAGTATTCAAGGTTGATTGGAAGCGATCTAAGTCTGGATTATCAGATTTAACTAACCCCATCCGAACTCGTCCTTCATTAGGAGTAATGACGTTATTTGTAACTCCCTTTTGTACATCATCCATCGACATCCCCGTTTCTTTGCGAGTATCAAATTCAATGTGGCAGTTATGACGTTGCCGATCAGTCAGCATTGTCATTTCCAGGTTACTTGCAATCGGCTTGAAGTAATAAGGTAAATCAGAAGTAATGAAGTCTTCATTTAATTGTTTAATCGATTGGTTAGGACTATTAACTGCTAATTTATATGCCGGAATATGCAACGCTTTGGCAATTTGAGCAGTTGAATAGTTGTTGCTATTAATTAGTTGCAAAACATTAGTGTCAACTTCAATTGGTGAATATTCAAATCGATCATCAATAATAATGGGACTACCTGCATTACTATTACGTTGGGAATATTCAAAATCTTTTCGTGTTTTAAGCCGCGCTTCCGGGCTTAACTTACCCTTAGCTTTTAGCAATCCACCTTTAAGACCTGATTTAAAGAACCGCCGTAATGTTTTAATTCCATCATCCTGTAACCCAATCTCATCAGCCAAAGACAACAATGGCGACCGGCCATGAATACCATCGTAGGTAAAGAACATAAAATGAATTACATCTTCAGCCGGCACAACGATTGTTTGACCACCACCTTTTTGATTGATGGGTGTAAATTCGTATTTAATATTCGTTACATCAGAATCATCAATATAGGTTTGCGATGGTGGAAAATATTGTATTTCTAACGGTGCTTTTGTATGAGGGTCGCGAATTATCCGTGAAAAACCATCCCCAGTTAAAATTGCGTTAACTGTCATTAGGAAACGCCAATGATAAGCAGATAACATATCGTTTGGGTGCTTATTCAGCAAATAATCAACACTTTTGATATTCTTTACCGCATTCTTATCATCGTCCAAAATGACAATGGGAAATCGGGCCACATTACTAGCAACATGAGAGACTGCAGTTAGCACATCAGAGTTTCTAAGAGCACCGATTCCACTATAAGATGGCATATTGCTAAACCCAGGAAGAATTCCCTGATCGATATAATCTTGTGCCCAGTCGCGTTTCTCGGTATGAAATAACACTCAGCTTCACCCCCTTTCATAAGAGATAAAAGCCATTACGAATAATTCAATTGAGATAATTAATAAGCCAATCTTCAAGGAAAATAAAAAGCCTGTAACTGCTAAACAGATACAAGCTAATAAAAATAAAAGAATTGGTTCATTCAGTTTCCAGAATCTCATCTAATCCCGCCTTAATATTTCAATTGCTGTTTGTACTTCATCTTTAGAGCATCCTGCCTTACGAGCAGTAGATGAAACGTCATAATGAGGAATCCTTGGCATTGACCGATCAGTTATCCTTTTCTTGAATACTCTATTTCTAAAATCCAAAGTCATCATTAAACACATCCTCATCTGTTAAATAATCATCAATATTTTCACGGAAACAAATTGCATATGCGTCTAGCAAGGCATCGGCAGCATCAATCTTATTTGAATAACGGTTCTTATCAATCCGGACACCATTGTTATCTGATTTAAGGATTGCGTTAGCCATCGCACCGGTTAAAATCTCATTGCCAGAATGTCGAACTCGCTTATCTAAAATATCATCCCTAAATTGCTTAGTTGGCATTGAAAGAGTTAGTGTTCCTTGACGGACAGATATTTGTTGCCATTCCGGATGACCTTTTTCAATCTGAGTTAACAAGGTTCCATATTGTGCCGGGTCATAACAAATTGCCTGAACATCAAGATTGTGTTCTCTGACAAAGCCATCCAGCCACTCATATACCCGTTCAACATCAATAACTCCAGATTCGAGCTTCGTAATTTCACACTGGCCCATCCCTTGCAACCGGACATAATCTAACCGATCTGCTTTAATCTTTGCTTCCAAACCATATTTAGTACCGACAAACGCATAAGAATCAGCATACCAATAACCTTCTTGAGGAATTAACCAACTAATAGCATAAAGGTCAGATGATTTACCAACGTCTATTCCAAACCAAACCCGTTGTCCATCAATGTCAATTGGATCAATTTGCGCTGCATTCCAAGTATCAATATCCATATAACTATCCTCTTCGGCTTGCCGCCACATATTAAAATTCTTAACTAGAACAGAATTCTTTGTTCCTTTCTGTTTAGCTTCTTTCCACCGCTTTGCTAAATACCCATATACTTGATCTTGTAAAGCTGGGACACTTAGAATTGGATTGGATTTAATCCAGGTACTCTTATCATCAACTTCTGATACATTATCTTGTTCAGCAATATAGGCAAAATAAGTATCATCAGTGATTTCACCTTTCAAAACCTTCGTCGCATAGGGATATTCAATTGTATGCATTGGAACATTTAAGTCAAAGCCGGCTGTTGAAATAATCATAATAAGTGAGTTATGAAGTAAGGCCTGACCTGATTCCAGTAATTCCATCATTTCAGTGGTCTTACTTGCAGCATACTCGTCTAGGATTCCAACATGAGGTTCAAAACCATCAACCGTTCCTGTTTCCTTAGAAAGAGAACGAACGTAAGAATAATCATCAAGGTTACTGATTAAATCACGATTAACCTTTGTTCCACGTTTTGTATCACCATCACTAGAACGCAGAGCATTGAGGCGTTTCTTAATCATATTAAAAACGATATTCGCTTGCTTTTTATCGTTAGCGGTACAAAATATTTGCCGAGAGAATTCGGGTGAGTTACCCATCAAGAACTCATACAATGCAATTCCGGAAATAAGAATCGACTTACCATTCTTCCGGGCCATTGATAGCATTCCTTTCCGGAAGCGCCGTTCAGATGGTTTATCCTTCTTCCACCAGCCATACATATTTGCAATGATGAACCGCTGAAAATCTGCTAAAGGATATGCCCGCATCGTTTTTGGATCCGGAAGTATTTCCATGAATTGAATAACCTTATTAGCACGTTCATTATCATAAAAATATTCAAAGTCATCATTATCCGCCTTTTTAAGATCAGTTAAGTACCTTTTTGCAGCTAAAATAACCTTTTTCCCAGCAATTATTTTGCCATCCACAACCTTTTCAGCATAATCTCTAGCGTAATTCATCATGAAATCCTAAACTTATCACGCAAGGATTGATGCTCTTCCTTATCGGTTTGTGGCATATTCATCTGCAGACGCGAATTAACATTAAGCCCAAGATCAGATGCAAGACCCTTTATTGCCCTGGTTGCTTTATCAATTGTCTTAATTGCATTATTGATTTTAGCAATGTTCTTTCTTTTCTTAGCCTGTTCCTTATTTAATTGAACGGAAGCATCTTTATAAATGCTGTACCAGGTACAATACAATTCCAGTTCGCTCCGGTCCAAGTTACGCAATGGCAGTTTTCCGATAGAACCAATAATTCGCCGATATTCCGCTTTGGCCACTTTATCTAAATGTGCCGGCGGAGTCTTTTGCAACTCAGGCAAACCATCAGCTGCCATAAATTCTGCCTTATATTTTGCTTCTTGTTCAACCACTCTAAGGTGGCCTGTTGACTGTGATAATAATTTTTGCTTTCTTGCCAAAAAGCTCACCTCCGTGCTATGATAAAAGCATCAAGAAACGCATATCCTCAAGCTTTTAACAGCTTGGGGATTTTTTAGTATTTGGCTCAAAAATGAAAAATTGTTGGAATTTAGATCGGAAGAGCACACGTCTGAACTCC